GGCTTATCCTGAACTCTCTTATAAACCCGATCATGTTCGAACAGATAACTTTGATGGTAGCAGAGAGATCACAGCATTCTTTGATTGTGTGATTGACCCCGAAACCAAACGATATCTGTCTGAAGATTATTTCTTTTGTAAACAGGCCCGAGCTATTGGAATCTCTGTATGGATGTGTCCTTGGATGCAACTGAATCATGTAGGTTCTTATATCTTTACTGGTAATATGGCTGCAATTAGTCGTATCGGTGCATCTGCTACGGCAGATAAAACGGCCAGTAGAAAAAACTACAAAAAGAAGAAAAAGTGATTGACATTTAACCCAACTTGTTATATAATGACACCTAAATTTGAAATGGAGAAATCTATATTATGAAATTTTCTGAACGTACACTAACCATTCTCAAGAGCTTTGCAGGAATTAACAAATCCATTCTCATGCGAGAAGGGAGTGTTCTTAAGACAATTACACCTGAAAAGACTCTCATTGCGATCGCTAATATCCCTGATGAGATCCCGTCAGAAGCATGTATCTATGATATGTCTCGTTTTCTGTCAATTTTATCGCTTTACGAGGATCCCGATGTTGAGTTTAATGATAAATACTTCATTATCTCAGAGGGTCGGCGTCGTACCAAGTACATCTACGCTGACATTTCAATGATTCATACTCCGCCTGAGAAAGAGATTTCGATCCCTTCCGAAGACGTTGTTGTTGATGTGAAATGGGATGATTTACAGTCCGTACTGAAGGCTGCTGGCGTCCTTCAGTTTAGTGAGGTTGCATTTGTTGGCGAAAGCGGCAAGTGTTATCTCAAGGCAATCGACAGTTCTACCGAAAATGCTGACGACTTTGATGTTGAAATCGGAGACACTGACGATACGTTTAAGATTATCATTAAAACCGATAACCTTAAACTGCTACCTCAAGACTATCGGGTTACGCTTTGCAGCAAAGGTATCTCAGAGTTTCGAGGCAAGGATGTCACGTACTTCGTGGCAATTGATTCTAAGTCGACTTATAACAAAGGATGAAAATTATGAATGAGCAACAAGAACAGGTCACTATCCAATTGGGTGATATTGCAACTCTGGTACAGGTTATCGATGTTGTATCTCAACGTGGTGGCTTCCAAGGCCAAGAATTGGCAGGAGTAGGAATGCTACGTAACAAGCTCGAGATGTTTGTTCGTCAGAACAGCCCCGAGCAGGACGGTGAGGCTATGAAAGAAGCTGGTGCCGCTCCGGTCGATGTGGACGTTCCACCCGAAGGTCCGCTCGCAGACAAAGTGGTTGGCTAACAATCACTTCTTATAGAGGGATCTACGGGTCCCTCTTTTCTTTTTTATTATGTTTTTATTTGATGAAGGTTTTATATTATGTCCGTTGATGCAAAATCAAACGAAGTGTTATGGGTTGAAAAATATCGACCTCAAAAAATTAACGACACTATCCTCCCCGAAAAAACAAAGGCGATGTTTCGAAAATTTGTCGCCGATAACAATGTCCCAAATCTACTACTAACCGGTGGCCCGGGTGTTGGAAAGACCACTATTGCTAAAGCTATGCTCGATGAGCTTGATTGCGATTACGTTGTCAAAAACGGTTCTCTTAATGTCAACATCGATACCCTACGATATGAAATCTCAACGTTTGCCTCTTCCGTTTCCCTCGCTGGTGGCCGGAAATATGTTATCTTTGATGAGGCAGACTACCTCAACGCTGCATCTGTACAACCCGCCCTCCGTAACTTTATAGAAGAATACTCTTCTAATTGTGGGTTCATCTTTACCTGCAATTTTAAAAATCGTATCATTGCTCCCCTCCGTTCTCGGTTATCTGAAATCGATTTCTCTATCGAACAAACCGAACGTCCTGCACTTGCTATGGAATTCTTCAAGCGTGTCAATACAATCCTGCAACAGGAAAATATCGACTACGACAAAAATGTAGTTGCCAAAGTAATCGAAAAACACTTTCCTGATTTTCGACGTGTTCTCACCGAACTGCAATCGTATGCTGCATCTGGTAAAATCGATGAAGGTATCTTCGTCAATATCAAACAAGAATCGATTGATTCACTCTTTGCTCTGTTAAAGGCAAAAGACTTTACCTCGATGCGCAAATGGGTTGCTAATAACTCTGATCAAGACATGAACGAGATGTTTCGTAGAATCTATGATGCTGCAACCGATCGAGTTGAATTTCGATCCTTGCCCGGATTCTGTGTGACCCTTGCTGATTATATGTACAAGGCAAATTTTGTTGCTGATCTAGAGGTGAACATGGTTGCATTCCTCACCGAGGTGATGATTGAGTGTGAATACAAGTAATGGTTTTTCGTAGAGGCATTGACCCATATCATGTTTCAAAAGAAAAGGCTACTGAACGCAAAGAAATTTGTAGGTCTTGTGATTCATATCTAAGCATGACCGACCAATGTAAAGAATGTTGGTGTTTCATTAGTCTTAAAACAAAATTGAAGAAACATCTAGGTGGTGAATGCCCGAAGGGGAAGTGGTAATGTTAAAGAAAAAAGTAACTTGCTTTAATTGTGGTAATAAGGTTGCTTTCAAAAAGGCTTTCACAATTAAACTAAATACGTTAGAGGGTGCACACGAGGTTAAGATGTGTGAACCTTGCTCAGAACAATTCGACGAGATAATGAAAGAGATAGAGGAGGTTCGCAGTGAAGGATATCAGTCCGTTTGATTTTATGAATGCAGCCTCTTTCTCTAAAGAGGACCTGATCGGCAACAACGAGAATCCAGAACTGATCGAAAAACAATATGCTGCTTATATTGTGAATCGAGGTTTTGCTAATTTTGACGATACGATCTTACACGCGAATGAAATGAACATGAGACCCCATCTTTTTTATGCGGCTCAATTCGATTATTACCGTGGTGCTCTACGGAAACGCAAAAGATTTTCGAAATGGCCTAAACAGACCAAAGATGCAGATCTGGATGCAATACAAGAAGTATATCAGTGTAATAGGACTGTTGCCAAATTATATCTTAAAGCCCTTTCAAAAGACGACATGAAGCGAGTGCATGACCGTCTAGTTGTTGGTGGAGTTGGAAAATGATAAATAGACAGAATGGTTTACCATTGACGACACTACTAACAATTATTATAAAGGTGACTTTAAATCATGGACAACGAGGATATTTTTAGAGGCGTGGGTGTAGAAGTCAAACTACCGACTGAAGATAGCTTCCTTAAGATTAAAGAGACACTCACTCGCATCGGTATCTCTTCTAGGAAGGAAAGAAAATTATATCAGTCCTGCCACATATTACACAAAAAGGGTAGATATTCTATCCTACATTTTAAAGAGCTGTTTATCTTAGACGGCAAACATAATACATTCACAGAGGAAGATCAGGCGAGAAGAAACACCATCGTCAACCTACTCGAAGAATGGGAACTGCTTGAGATAGTAGATAAAGAAAAGACCAAAGAGCCCGTTGCTGGACTCAATCAAATTAAGATTATTTCTTATAAAGACAAAGGTGACTGGGAGCTTGCTGTAAAGTATAACATTGGCAAAAAGTGAGATTATTATGAATGTCTATAAGGCATATGACGAGGCCGAAATTCCGGTCTTTGCTACAGAAGGTTCGGCATGTTTTGATATCAAGGCAAATATCAAAAACGGCCAATATCTAAAATCTTATAACAATTGGAATAAAGAACAGAGTATTCTGGTAAAAGGAGTAGGGGGTCTACGAGACGCCTTTCAACTTCCACCAGGTATTCGATGTCTTGTACCTACCGGCTTAATCTTTGATATACCCGAAGGCCATGTACTAAAGATGTACATTCGCTCTGGTGTTGCGTTAAAGAAAGGTTTGGTTCTTTCCAATGGTACCGGTATTATCGACTCTGATTATGTAGAACAGACGTTTATGATGATATCGAACATGACCGATTGTCTGGTGACAATTGAAAACGGAGAAAGGTTGGCCCAAGGTATTCTCGAGCCAACCGTTCCTTATGATCTAATAGAAACCAACGAAAGACCGGTGCAGAAAACTGACCGAGATGGTGGTTTTGGTAGTACGGGTTCTAACTAAACCTAGAAACCTTTTCTACTTTACAGGCATGACGGTTATCGTCAATAAAGAAGATAACTCTTGTGCCTTTTTTGAAAGTTCGAGCTTTAGTGACAAATCGAACGTCAGAATTTTGTTCGATGGGTAGATTACAGGCTGTTTCAATCTTCCAGTAATCACCTTGTCTCTGATCGTAGACAATCATACCAGTTTTGGTCATGAGAGTAGTATTTTTTGTGATGTGAACTGGAACATCTGCATATGCAGACATTGAAAATAACATTGCCAATA